GAAACTGAGGCGGCAGAAGCAGCTACGAAAGCTGTGGTAGCAATCTGTGAGGTGTTAGTCCCCGGAGCTGCTGTAGGTGCTGTTGGGACACCCGTCAAAGCAGTATCAATACTGTTAGCCTTGGTAGCAATAGCTGCTGCAATGTTGTTGAACTCAATATCAATCTCTGTTCCTTTAACAATCTTTAAAGGATTGCCAGAGGCTAGAGCATCCTTACTCGCAAAGGAGGTACTTTTTACGTAGTCTGTCATTATATAATCTTCCCGTTCTTAGCCTGAATCTCGATTTTCTGGATACTCAAAGGAGTACCGTTAATATCAGCTTCGTAGCCTGTTTGAATAGCCTTACCAGCACCTGTAGGATAAGCTATAAGTGTCTGTAATGAGATACCATCAGAATACTCAGTAGTAGTGTTGTACTCAGCTATGTTGTATTCAGAGATACTTTGTGTTGGAATCTTACTTGTCTGAGAGTAATAGTTCTCTTTAAAGTCATATCCCCACTTCATGGTGACATATTGGTAAGTACCACCAATAACCACAATAGAGAGTTTCTTCAAGATTGAGGTAACTGAGGGAGCACCTAAGTCAGTATGGTTGGTGAAGTACAGCATACGGTAGCTAGCTTCATTGTCCTGATGTCCGTAGTACTTACCGACATAGCCTTCCTTACCAATCAGTAAGTCACGGTTACGTAAGTAGCAGAAGCTCTTAGGTTGGATACTGTCCCAAGTAGTGACCCGAGCAGCACCATCCTGAAGCATGGCCTTCATGTCGAAGCAGTAGACTGTCTTCAATCCCGGCAGTGTTAGTAAGTAGAATGACTCATAAGGACTGTAAACAGATCGGATAAGACTTAGCACCTCACCTGCCACAGCACCCATCAAGTCATTGCGTACGTTCTTAGACAAGTCCCTGAATGGAGCTGACTTCTCTTGAATGGTACGAAGGACACTGCGAACACCTGTATCCGAGAGGAAGATGATGTCTGAGCCTGTGTTCTGGATACTGTCACGAGCAATACAGCCAATACCTGTCACTGCATCGGAGAGCTTAAACACTCCTGTAGTCACCACATCCTGAGCACCGGAATACACCAAGATATTGTTCTTACCAAAGATGAATAAGAATCCATTGTGAGAGGCAAGACCTGTTACGTTATCTGCACCATTAGGCCACACAGAGGTAACATCTAATGAGCCTGTAGAACCACCTGACCACTTGTGACCGGAGAGAATATCAGACCAGTAGACAACAGCTTTCTCAGAGTTGGTGTCTGCTACCCATAAGCGTCCATAAGCAGACAGAACAATGTTACCCTGTGGAGGTGTTCCTGAGTGTCCTGACTTATCGTTGAGCTTGTAATAACCTGTAGTACTGACAGCAGGGTCGAACACTAAAGGATCATGTCCACCTTGGAACAAGTACAGAGCTTCGTTTAGGCAAGCAATCTGCCAGTTGTTAGCTGTGATGGTAGGAGCAGAACCTCCACCACCGTAGGTCAACTGAGTAAGTGTATTGCCTACCAGCTTGAATATCTTATTGTTCCCTGTACAAATAGTGTATTCAGAACCGTTATCGGTAACCAACTGACCGATAGCTGTGATGTCAGAAGAACCTAGAGCAGTACTGGTAGTATTGACTTTAGTCCAGCCTTTACGAGCACCTACACGACCATACTGATCAATGACACAGTTGGTAGCGTTAAGAGCAAAGCCTGATGCTAGGTCTAGTGAGCTGTCCTGAGTATTCAGACCATAGAAGCCCGGAGCAGTGATAGCGAATGTTTGGATGGTTTGTGCCATTTACACAGCCTCCCAAGTCTCTTCCTCGATGTACCGTGAAGATTCAATAGCGATATAGTCAGACAAGGAAGCCTTGTACAGAGCATATGCTTCTGAGCTAGGTAAACCACCGTCCTCACCACGTTCAACCACTGCCCGTGCAAAGGCTCCTAACACTACAGGCTCTTTAGGAGCAAGCATTGTGTCTGAGTCACCTTTGAGTTCATCTTGTGGGATGTACAGGTTAAAGTAGATGTTCAGATCAGGCTCAGGAACAGGATAGAAGTCTACCTTTGTGTCTCCAGTGGTGTGAACACCGTTGAAGTTGTAATACATAGGTTTACCGGGATTCATGTTATTGAGCAGATAAGCAGACATAGCTTTAGTGCTCAATACCTTAATCTCAGCTTTGTTGGTCATGTCCTGAGCATCAATGACCTTGAAGCGACCACCTGTACCAGTCAAGACATAACCATAAGTATTAGCTATTGTCTCAATGATCAAGGTGTCGGTAAGAGCATTCCAGTTATAGGCATCCTCTACTTGTCGTTTGGCATCATTAATCAACCTACCAACAAGTTTAGATAATACGTTTTCCTGAACGGTAGTTACTTCTGGTTCACGCATACGCACCAGAATGTCATTTACAAGTTCAAGGTAAGTAGGCAAAGCCATTATAAGTAACTCCAATAAAGTATTTCAAATATGATCACCAGAGGGATCCAACGGGTCTAACACAGGCTCAAAGAACTTAACCACTGCCAAGCGCCAACCAGTTGATTCTTTGTGATGCCGCTTCAATCGACTTGTTACAGTCAACTCTCGCGGTACTTCCAGCAAGATGATAGTCATTACGAACCAGTTAACCAGTAGGTCAAGAATCAAACCGATCACCAGAGTAGGGTAGCCAAAGACCTTACCCAAGGTAGTCAGCTTACCCATGTCTCGTACACGCTTGATGTTCATTACTGCTGCATAGAAAACATAGAGGCCGTAGGTAGTAGCGAGGGATAGTCCGATGTAGGTAAGAGTGTTAACTAGCATCTGCAACCTCGTCTGGTGGTAAAGGTTTGTTGCCTTCAGCCAACCATTTCAGGTACTCGGCGTAGTCTGTGTTGGCGGGGTCATGAGGTATGAAGGTGTTGTCAGCGATGCGTTTGATGCAGGTTGCTGCGCCCCTTGGGGTGTCTTGAAGAAGTTGGTACATGGCTATTCCTTACAACTCGATTGATACTGTTGCACCGGGGCTACCAAAATACGGCCCAACCCCCGCCGTTACTACAGAAAGTTGACAACCATCTACTGTCGCAGTAGTAATTGTTCCGTTGGACGAAGCACCCAATGTCACTGTTGGAGCAGCCCTTTTTGTTACTTTGAATGTGTATACAAGTCTCCCAACTTGCCCACTAGGCACTGTTGATCCTTCAAAACCAGAAATCACCTCGTAATAACGCTGGCACTGAATTAACTGGCGACCGTAATCAATTCTTTCAAACGGGGAAGCAACGCTGCCAGCTTCAAGCTGAGGTTCAGACAAAGTGCCACTAGAGAACCGCACTGTGGCATTGGTGTTTGCAGGTAGAGTGAACGTACCTCCTTTCAACACTGCTGTTCCGTTTACAGTAGCTGTTGCAGTACCTGTCCAGTTCAAAACAAACGTACCGCCCTCAATGTTTAGGCTTTCAATGACTTGCTCAAAACCACCGGCAGGACAAGTGACAATCCGAGTCAATCCAGAATCTGTCCAACTTACGTTTTGGGCAGAGGTAACAACTCGCCAGCGGTCTAACGTGTATTGATTTGCGCCACTTGTTGCAGTACCTGAGACATAACCACGTTGATTAATGATCGGGTTAGCGTTAATCAAACGGTTGCGGAAGCCAAGGCCGCCTGCTGTACCTACTTTAGAGTCAATCTCAGTCTTGGTATAAGCATTGGTAATACCGTAACCAGCAATGGTAGTCGGAGTACCTGTAACCTTACTCCAAGCCAGTGATGTTAACCATGAAGGGTTAGCATATGTGTTGGTGTTATAGACAATGTTAGCAGGGTTGACTACAGCAGCACTCGCAGCAGCCTCAGAAGCACTTGTAGCTGCATTCAGGGCATGGTATTTAGCTGAATACTCACCACCAGCTACAGGGCCAGAGGTCTTCGTAGCCCAATCCTGAGCAGACTCAGCAGCAGCAGTAGCATTAGCTTCAGCAGCTTCTGCATTAGTCTCTGCTGTCTCTGCGTTGGTTTCTGCCAGCTCAGCGTTAGTCTCTGCTAACTCAGCATTGGTCTCAGCAGCCAGAGCAGCATCACGAGCAGCCTCAGCAGCTACCTTAGCAGCTTGTGCCTGTACTAAGAATTCTTGATATTCTGTAGTATCTACTTCAGAGGAAGCAGAACCTGTGCCTCCGGGGCCGCGCCAGATGGTCATACAATTATTCCTCTGTAGGAGTTACTTTACGTTTCTTAGGTGCTACTTCTTCAGCAGCGGGTTCTTCCAGCGAAGCGTCTAACACTTCGGTGTATTCATTATGTTTACGCATTACTTCGGCATCACTCTCGTTGTTAAACTCAACGATATTGCCTGTATGTACACATTTAAATTTAGCCATGTTGATAATTCTCCTTTGTGTAATACTCAAGGAACGAGTACTATAGAAAGGACGCCCCCGAAGGGGCATCACTTAGTTACCTACTTACGCAGGGACGGCCAGAGCCACGGCAGAGAAGTCGCGGAGTTCTGCTGCACCGAACAATGTATCGGCTGTCATTTGAGTGCCCAGATATTCCAACTTGTATTGGGTCTGAGTGCGAACACCCTTCTGCTCAACGAACACTGCGAAGTCACGATGACCCATCAGTGCGATACGGGTAGCAGTAGAACCGCTAGTGGTATCAGCGTTGGTGGTGACATACACGGGGATACCATACACGTTACCAATTTCACCTGTACGGATGGTGTTACCACGACCAGCTTCACCAACGAAGGCTTGCTCGGTAAAGCGGTTGATACCCATCAAGGTGTTACGTGTGGAAGGAGGAACGATCAGGAAACGACCGTCCATAGGCACATCGTTGTCATCCAGACGCTGAATGGTGCGGCGGATAGCAGCATCAGTCAAAGCACCCACGCCAGTGTTAGCACCAGCCACGTAAGCGGTAGTACCATCAGCACCGGACAGAGCGCCGGAGTAAGCAGAAGTACCGCCACCACCGTTAACGCTACGGCCCAGTTCCAAGATGAAGCTGTCCACTTTACGAGCCAAAGCGTAGCCCATGTCATCAGTGTAGAACTGACGCATAGAAGCCAGAGCTTGAGCTTCCACGATGTCTTCGATCAGAACAGAGGCTTCCCAGTGTTGGTTGATCTGCACCAGAGTCTCGGTAGCAGTGTCAGTGTTGAGCACCACTTGAGTCTGAGCAACCTTCT